ACAAGCAGATTCAGCACAATTCCTTGCACTGAATAAAATTTTTGCTATCTGTAATAAGGGTACTGAAGAGAAAGAAGAAAATGTCAATAAATAAAAAAAAACGGAACTAATCATTCCGTTTTTTTGTATATATACCTTATTAATCCACAATCATACACTTTAGTATATCCCAATTCACGGGTCATTTCAGTTTCTGTCATTGATAATGGTAAACCATACTTCTTACTTAATTTACCTTTTCTAAAACCAAACTTGTGTTGTCTTATTAATCCATCACTCCCCCTAAAATAATGGTAATCTGGACTTGTATAACCATCAAACTTAAACCCTAATTTAATGTACAAATTATTATCCTCATTTATTGTCCACCTACGGTCAGCAAAACTCTTAACCAAATCTGGACTATAATTTCTTACAAAGTATTTAAACAATTTTCCACCAACTCCACAACAAATATAATGGTAATCACTAGCAAAACGGGTTAATTCCCAGTTATTGCAGTTTTTTCTTTCTTGTTTAAATGTCATCACACCAATAAGAATACTATTGTAGTACGCACCTAAATAAATGGTCGATGAACTAAAACCTTGTATATGATATTTATCTAAAAACAACTCAGCAATTGTTTTATCTATCACATTAACGACACATTTTCTACCATGTATTTTTGGTAATTGTTGTGTATTAACACCCAATAAATGGTTTAATTTGTTATAAACAATATCTTTATGATTAAGGTATTCATCCTCAAATATTTGTATGAGTTTAATTCCTTCTTGTTTACATAAATTAAGTTTATTTAAATGATAATTTTTATCTTTACCAAATTCTTCACTATACCATCTTAAACCATTGTATTCAATACCAATTTTCAATTCAGGTACATATATGTCAATTTCATATGGTGATATTGTTGACCTGTCACAATGTTTAATTGCATTTATTCCTAAAATATTTTGATAATATGATATAATTTCATTTTCTGAATGTGAAAGATGATTAAAACATTTAGGACATTCTTGACCAATTAAATGTTTATCACCATGAAGTTTTTTTGCTTTTGTAATAAATTCTTCAGTTGTTAATGATTTATTTTTTTTACTCATTTCAATACCACAAATTGGGCAACCATGTCCATTAATATGGTCAGATGCTAATTGTTTAAATTCACCATGTGTTGGACATATAATAGTTATTTGTGATTTATAACCGTCATATTTGACTTTAGAATAATCATATTTTTTGTTATGAATTATTTCACATTTTGTAATAAAAGTTTCCTGTGATAATACTTTACTTTCTGAGATTTTTCTGTTACCACACTTAGGACAACCACTACCATTTAAATGACTATTGGGGGTTTGAGTAAATTCACCGTGTTCAGGACATATGATAGTAACATATTCATTGTTCACAATATATTCAACTTTTGAATAGTCATATTTATTGTTATGAATAACTTTTGCCTTTCTAATAAATTCTTCGGTTGTTAACCTATTTTTAACACTTATGTTATTTATACCACATTTGGGACAACCATGTCCTTTTAAGTGTTCATTAGCAACCTGCCAAAACTCACCATGTTCAGGACATATAATGCAAACTTTTTCTGAAGATAAAGAATATTCAACTTTTGAATAATCATACTTATTATTATGTATTTTTACTGCTTCGTCTATAAATTCCTTGGTATTCTTTTTCTTATCATTTGCACGTTTATTAACAGCACATTTAAAACACCCATATTTTTGTCTAATGTGTGCTTTAGGTGTTTGCCAAAACTCACCATGTTCAGGACATATAATACAAACTTTAGTTGTCATATTAATATATTCAACTTTTGAATAGTTGTATTTATTACCATGTATTTTCCTTGATTCAATTTCAAAGTTTTCTTTATTAATCTTTATCATTTAATATCAATTTATAACATTCACAACCACAATCATATATTCGATACCAACCTTTTGATAAACAAAAATTGTGCTCACTTATTTCTTTTGGACAATCATATTTTTTTATTAAAACATCTTTTCGATATGAGAATCTATTTTTTCTATCACCATTAATTAAATAATAATAAGAAGGATTTGATGTATGTGAGTGTCTAAACCCTAATTTAATATACAAATTACCATTAGACCACCGTCTGTCACAATAACTAATTATTGATAATGGTTTAATTGTCTTAATGAAATGGTTTAATAGTTTACTTGCGCCACCAACTACTTGATAATCAATTTTATTACAAAATCTTAATAATTCGTACTCATTTATTTTATTTTTGGAACCAAGATTTTTTCTTAATTTACCAAAAGTCATTACAGAAATTAATTCATCATCATAAAATAACCCAAATGAAAATTCTGAATTAACTGAACCTTGTATGTGATTTTTTGAACAAAATTCTTTAGATGTTTTATTATTAATTTCTTTTAATACACATTTTCTTGCAAATATTTTATTTTTTTGTAATCCTAAAATATTATTTATTCTTGATTTACATATATTTCTTTTATTAAACCATTCATCATCGTAAATAATATATGTGTCATAATCACAATTTTTCTTATTTAATAAAATTTTATCATCTTCTTTATATTTTAATGAAGAAACTAATATAAATTTTTTATTTTTATTACTTATAACATACTCATCATCATTCTCTATTTCTACATTATTATGAATTGTTTTTAAATAAGAATAAAAATCTAATTTAATATTTGATATATAATTTTTATAATTTAATTTAATTATATAATCCTTTAATTCATCCATGTAAAAAGTATTATCTTCCGTATAAAATGATTCATTTGGTTTAGAAATAAAATTAGGTATGAGATATATTACTTTAATTCCATTTTTTGTTAACACATTATTCTTATTTAAATCACATATTTTGATATTTTCATGTGTATAATCCTTACTCCAACAACCATCCTTAAAATGTTGCTTACCTTGACATTCTATTGCCAAATTATATTCACTTAATAGAAAATCAACACTTTGTTTACCAAGTACTCCCTTATCTTTATACTGCCAAATATATTTAATACACAACAAATCCAATAAGTTTTTTATCTCCATTTCAAAATGTGAACTTGAACACTTAGAACAACCATTACCATTTAAATGGTCGTTTGGTGTTTGGTAAAATATACCATGTTCATTACCAAAACGGTCTTTATTGTGACAAACAATTTTAATCGGTAAATTAACATTAATATATTCAACTTCACTATAATCATATTTATTACCATGCACCTTTAATGCTTTACTAATAAATTCATTTGTCGTTGATGTATAATTTTTTGCACGATACTCATATGAACATGATGGACAACCACATAAATATTTTAAATGTGTGCGTGGTGCTTGCCAAAACTCACCATGTTTTGGACATATAATTCTCATTTTAGTATGAGAACCATTAAAACTTGTTTCATCATAAGTAAATTTATTATTATAACGTTCATTCGCTAAAATAATAAAATCTTTGAACAACATTTTTTTACTCATAAACTATATTTTTTTATTACTTTTTTTATCGTCTTAACAAATATAGTAATAAATAGTGATATATAAATAAAAATGACTAAAAAGTTACCCTTTTAGTCATTTTGTGGTCTATTTTTTTGATTATTAATATGCTAATACTGCATAATCCATTACTAATGTTGCTGTAATATCTGCAAGAGCATCATCTGAATATTGAAGAGAACCGAAATCAACATTTGAAAGGAAACAGTTTTTTAATATCCATTTACTAATACAAACACCTGTTGGGTCAAGCATCTCTAACTCAACATCACGCTTGTAACCTGCTGCATAACCCTGTCTACCTGTTACAGATTCACTACCGAGACGTACCCATTCCATAACTGCTTGTGATGCAGATGGCGATATTGGGTCACGGAATGTAATTTGTATATTATCCCATGTGAATCTACCAAGTACCCAAGTACTTGTATTAAGGAATTGTATTTCAGTAGTACCTTGTGTTAATTTTGGTCTTGAAGCACTTGCCAACATCCATTCGCTAATACCTAAATCAGATGGGAATCTCATAATCCATCTATTTTTTCTCATAGGTTCAAACTGAAGTGGCATTTGAATTCTTAAATCACTCATAATTAATAGTTTATATTTATTTAATTAAATTATTTCTTTTGTTTTTATTTATAAATAGTTGAAAATATACTTTTTTTTAAAAAAAGGTAATAAATTTATGTATTTTTAGTGTATGTAATACTGTTTATTTGCTAAACCTGTATCAGGTTTTAATTGTTTCATGAATTTACAAAGATTATTAACAGTTTGTCTATTGTTAAATTTTGGAAACGCATTAGGTTCTCTTTCTACAGGAACCATTCTACCATCTTTCGCTACATACCAATCATCATCTTTAACATTATAATGGAAATAATTTTCTGTATCATCTAATAAATAGAGTTCGTTGCTATCGGCTAAAAAACGAGCACCATAACCCTTATCATTTATAATTGGATATTCTCTATTTAAAATCTCAGCATAGTTCTTAGCAAAATTATTAGCACGATTATGTGAACCATAACGTTTCATTTTATCATATGCTGAAGTAACAGTATCGTGTGCAAGTATTTCTTCAATTGATTCACGAATAATACTTCTTAATTGTTTTTTAGATATTTTCATATTTTTTCAATTCTGTCTTTTTATATAAATAGTTAATAAAAAAAAATAGTGAGAAAAATATTTCCCACTATTTCAATTTAAACTTTAATGAACCACAATCCCATATTCTATCATAACCATTACTGAACATTATTTGTGTTTCTGTTAAATTAGTATCAAACCCTTTCTTTATTAACTTTGATTTTGTGAAGTTTAAACGATTTAGTCTTAAAAGATAATTACATTTATTTACATAAAAATAGTTAGGTTGTGTTCTTGACATGAATTCAAAACCATTTTTAGCATAAACTGTTTTAGTGTAATCACATCCACTCCATCTAATATCAGCGTATGTAATTAAATCGCAATGTCCATGTGTTTTAATGAAATATTTCAATAATTTACTAAAACCACCAATAACATTATAATTTACTTTATTGGCAAATCTAACCATTTCAAATTCACTTTTTTTACTAATTTTTCTTTTACAAAATGACATTACTGAAACTAATTCATTATTGTGAAATAATCCGATATTATATGAGGAAACACTATCACCACTAATATGGTTTTTATTAAAAAATTGTTTTTTTTCTTCATATTTAATTTCCATTATTGTAGTTTTTCTTGCATAAACAATATTTTCAGTTTTACCAATAATATTTAATACACGACTTCTAACTATTTCAGGATTAAGTAATATTTCATCTTCAAATATTTGAATTAATCTTATATCTTTATCATTTGCGAGTAATGTTTTATTAATATGGTAGTTTTTAACTTTTCCTGCACCAATTTCAGAATGCCAATAATTGCCATTCACTTCAAAACCCACCTTTAATAATGGTATATAAATATCAATTTCATATGGTGGTATAATATTACGAACATTAATTTCATATTCGATATTCGCTTCCTTTATAATATTTTCAATAAATTCTAATGGTTTAGTTTTTGATAAAGTGTTTTTGTTTGGATGACATTTACGACATAAATTACTATTTGTTACCTCGGTTAAACAACCTAACACGTGTAAATCAAAAACACTACCACATTTATTACATTTAACAGTACAATCCATTCTATTTCTAAATTCAAGTAATGTTAAATTGTCATTTTCGCAAATTTTTTGGTATTTAGGTATTAATTTGTTATTAATAGTTTCACTCCTTTTCGACCAATCCATTGATTTAAATAATTCGGATTGTTTTAAACGATATTCATCTGTTTTTTGATAACATTCACAACCATACTTTTCTAAATGTGTTTGCTTTCTTTTTCTATTGATAGAATCTAATTCTTCTTGTGTTAAGTTTTTCATTCGATTTTTCATGAAATTACTTCTCTTTTCTCTATTAACCTCCCTATTTAATTCCATGTATTTATTATGACAATCATCTGAACAAACAATTATTTTATATCTTTTTCTTACCTAAAACTGTTTACCACATATTGGACAAGTTCTAATATCCCAAACATCTGGATTTTTATTATTAGTCCCATCAACTAATTCATAATAATTTTTCTTATTACGAATGATATCTCTAGTTTTAACCAACCCACCAATCTCATATAAAAACCCTTTAATAGGTTTCTTTTTTTTATTATAACGTCTAATCGTATCAACATGAACATTAGCATCTATTGCTGCATTATTTAAACCATAAAAAATATCAACAATTTCACCATTCTCATTAATTTTTTTTACTTCTATTTGATGTATCTTTTTATTCATTTTTTTAATATTATCTATATTATAAATAGTTACTATTAATTAAATCAACTACTACTATTATAGGTTGATGATACAAATATAGTATTTTAAAATAAAAAAATAGTGAGAAAAATATTTCCCACTATTTCTTATTTATTTTTTATTCAATATTAAATACTATCAAATGATATACTTTGTGGTGTTACAACAAAGTTTAATTCGATATATTCGAGAGCGCCAATTGGTTTCACATAAAGAACAGCAGACATTTCATGTGCATCCATTTGTTCAGGAGTCATTGATGTTGCTAATCTGTAATCGCTGATACCTCTACCATTTTTAATATCGGTAAGTATTGGGTTAACTATTGATTCGAATTGTTTAACGACAGTTTGGTCTCCGGGTTCGAATAACAAATGTCTTGTTGAATCGATAATAATTCTCTTCATGTAAAGAAGTAATCTAACCACGTTAATTCTATTCATTGGTGTTTCTTGTGAATACATTGTTTTGTTACCCCAAATTTTAACACCATCTTTACTGAATGATTTTAATGGGTTAATTCTTCCATCATATAATGTATCTTCATCTTCAAGTTTAGCAAAGAAGTGCATTTTTGTACAATCAACACGTCCATTTGTAATA